GTGATTATAGAGCTGGAAACAGAAAGGTTATGGCTTCGCGCTTGGAAGGAAGAAGATAGAGAACTTTTCTTTCGCTTAAACAGTAATCCAGAAGTGATGGAATTTTTCCCCAAAACGCTGACAAAAGAGCAAAGTGACATGTTAGTTGATAATTGTATTCGTAAATTCGAAATACAGGGAGGTTGGGGATTATGGGCAGTTGAATTAAGGCAGAGTGGCGAATTTATTGGTTTTGTCGGGCTGAATATCCCTAATCTTGAATTTCCATTTTCTCCTTTTGTTGAAATAGGTTGGCGTCTTGATAAACCATTTTGGGGAAAAGGTTATGCTTGTGAAGCTGCCCGTAAAGTTCTTGATTTTGCTTTTACAGAAATTGGACTGGATGAAATTGTAGCGTTCACTTCCTTGTTGAATTATCGCTCAGAAAGTGTGATGAAAAAATTGGGTATGACCAGAGATGAAAAAACATTCATGCATCCAGCAGTTGAGGAAGATAACCCGTTGCGGGAGCACGTTCTGTACCGGATCAAGTGTCCGGATGATTAAATAAACGCCATCAAGGTTATTCTGATGGGCAGAAATGACCTTGATGGAAAACGTATTACTACATAAACCGTTATTGCCTGGAGATCACCAAAGTGACGCGGCCAATGAATTGAATATCACTGATCGCACAGTCAAAGGTGACATCATCATCACTGACCCGAATTTTACTGACAGGGATTTTGGCTATTTTCTTGATACTGTGCATTCCTTCAATGTCTACCAGCCATAAACCATCCTGAATGTTGTCTTCCTGAGCATTAAGCAGATACCAGGATATACCATCATCAACCACCAGCGGTTCTCTGAGGTCTTTGGAAATTAGCTCACTGTCCAGGATAACCGGATCAGCCTCATTTAGTTTTCCCCCTGACAGTTTTACACGAGAGATTGACGGCGCGATGATATCTTCCAACCGTTCCGTTTTTTTACCCTCTTCGCCGTTTGGGAACATCTCTCCTTGCCCTGTACTTAACCATAGCAGTGAAGCACCAGTTTCTAGATGACACTGGATAATCCAATCAGCCGGAAAACTATCACGAAGATAGCGGTTTGCCATAGTGCTTTTGGACACGCCTAAATGGTCACTCAGAGCCTGACGAGACTTATATCCATACGCGCGGACAAGGCGCTCGATAGCTGGTCGCCCACCACTATCAGCCCCCATCTTGATCTCAATATTGGTATTTTTCATTGACAGTATAGATAATGGAAATTATTATCCCACTTAAGTTCTCTAATTGAGATCTAGTGTGGGCCCAGATTGGTTAATGCGAAAACCATTGAGAGATATTGCATCATGAATTGCCAAATTTCAATCCTTATACCAGAGATCAGCTGTGTTCCAGGTATTGCTCTGACAATAATCTCTCTGAAGGTAAAAGAGTGAGGAAAATATGGCGAATACAGAGAAAGAAAAATTTGCCCAAGTTAACCTCGGTCAGCGATTGGAAGGATTGAACCATTTGTCGAGGATCAGAGCGATATACTGGGGAGATGATGAGAAAGAATTAAGACGGTTTCTTGCTGATATGCGTGACAAAAGGGATTGTCATTATGAAGAGAATAAGCGGGTGCTATCCGCTATTTTTTATTTGGCGAATATCCCACGTTCCCGTCATGACAGTGAAATCAGCCGACTTACTCTAGAGGAAAAACAGTCTCTGATCAAAGCGATGAATCATATTAAGGTTGTAGTTAGTCAGTTTCCCAAACATTTGACGTTATCCAATTAATTACTCTTTTAAACATTTTTTCTGTTTATTTTTTGAATAAATAGCATTTTTGAACAGATGGCATGTGTATGCCAGGCACTCACATATCTTTAATATGGTGGCATGGATGAATAGTGTTTTTTTCTCTCATGAATATCACGCTGGCAATTATATTGCCAGCAATAAGCAGCCGGGGATGTACCGACCAAACATCTCACAGAACGTTTCAATGGCAGAATGTTTATTGTGGGAGGCGAATGCAGAAGATTATCAATGGTGCCATCAATATATCGGTCAGATGCCGGACTTTCTGGCGAAATATTTCAGCCGACGTTATGCCGATATTTTTACCAAATCAGGGCGCAGGGATGCTAATTCTTATCTGAGAAAAACTGTCGGGCAGAATGTGTTGCCACGGTTACAGTTGGTTAAGCACAGATACCAATTCAAACACCGTGTGTCTGGTATCGCTCCTTTCCCTTTTATTGCACAATTGGATAACGTGGTGACTTATGATCGCAAGCAGCTTTTGAAGCTCGCTCATGAAGTCTCTGTGTTTATCATGGAGAACTATGAGTACTACTCTCTGAAACCCTCTGTGGAACCTGCTTCTTTAAATCTCTCTTCTTTGCAAAAACCTTTTTTGCAAGAGTCCCAATATAGCCAAACGAAATCTTTGGATAGCGAAGCGGAACAATTTTCTCGTATCGCAGAAGTTTATCAATTATTGGCAAAACTAACGTTGCAATGTGGTACTAATCCACCTTATTGGCAACGATTTAACCATGGACGCAAAGCACTTTCTGTCGATCAGCTCTGTGCGGGAATGTTGCGTATGATGTCCGCCCGCTGGTGGTACTTCCGTTTAAAGCGACTGCGGGATATTCAATCGGAACATATGGCAATTGCAGTTGGACAGGTTCAGAAAGTGGCATCGCCTTATGTTTCGCAGCATGCTTTGCGTGAATGGCTGGAGCAGAAGCGACGCAATCGTGAGTTTTTCCAGCATTTTGATCTGGAAAATGAAGCGGGAGAACGTATTTCATTAGCTGAAACGGTAGTTCACAGTAATGCGAATCCTGCTATTCGTCGTTGTGAATTGATGGTCAGAATGCGCGGTTTCGAGGATATTGCTGACAAAATGGGATGTGTAGGGGAATTCTATAGTATTACGGCCCCATCAAAATACCACGCAGTCCGGTATCAAGGAGGGTTTGTCAAACAGTGGGAGGGAGTCACCCCCAGTGATACACAGCGTTATTTATGTAGTGTATGGGCAAAAGCTCGTGCTGCTATTGCCCGTGCGGGAATTAATCTGTTTGGTTTTCGTGTTGTTGAACCTCACCATGATGGTACTCCGCATTGGCATATTTTATTATTTATGTTGCCAGAACATGTGCAGCAGGTCAGAAAAATCCTTGAACATTACGCTTGTCAGGAAGAGGAGGAAGAGTTGCTACGTAATCGTAATAATGACAAAAAATCCCGTTTTGATTACAGGGAGATAGATCCTCATCAAGGTAGTGCGACAGGTTATATCGCAAAGTATATTTCTAAAAATATCGATGGTTATGCGTTAGAAGATGAAATCGACCATGAAACGGGCGAATCATTGCGCGATATGGCTAAATCGGTAACAGCATGGGCAAGTCGTTGGCGTATTCGCCAATTTCAACAAATTGGTGGCGCTCCGGTTTCAGTTTGGCGTGAATTGCGTCGACTCAAAGAAGTACGTTTATCTGATAATAAAATGAATGCGGTTTTACAGGCCGCAGATGAAGGAAATTGGGCCGCCTATACACAGGCTCAGGGTGGGCCGTGGGTTGCTCGTCGTGATTTGGTCATTCGGCTCTCTTACAAACAGATTCCATTTGGTAGCCCTTATGGTGAAGATGTCCATGCCATTCAAGGAGTCACGTCTTCTTTGCTGTCTTATGCGAAATATATCTGTACACGAATCCATCAATGGACAATTGTACCAAAATCTGATGCGATTCCGACATCGGAAAAGATTGTCTATAAAAGAAACAGAAAATGGTGCTCTTGGAGTTCTGTCAATAACTGTACGGATAGACAGGAAAGGTATTGTTGTGATATGGATGTGAAATTATTTTAAGTAATGTTATTTTTACAAAAAAAAATTCCATAAAAGAAATAAATAATAGTTATTAACTATTAATTTTTATCTTTAGGAAGGGAAAAAACTACTTTAAATTTTCACTAATTAGGTGTACTGTATATATATACAGTTTTGAGTGGAGGCGTATATATCAGTGGACTCTCTTATGGAATCATTGGTAGCACAACGTATTAATTTTATTGCCAGAATGGCGACAAGTTGTGAATGCAATCAAGCAGAAGATAAAGAATTGGCATTGGTCTGGATAGCTGAGTTATCTGCACCTTATGAAAAAAGACTCAGTGGTTATAATAAGTTGTATAAAAATAATTTGTTAGAAAGGGAATGGTCGGTAAATTCAGATTCGGTAGAAGAATAGACTTTGACGGGAGAAAATGATGCAAATTGAAATACTTTTCGATAAGCGAGCTAATGTTTCTGAATCAGTCATGTCTGCACTTGAAAATGAACTTAAAAAGAAAATACTACCTCAGTATCCAGATACGCGTTTTAGAATTGCCGTCAGCAGCAATACATCCGTAAAAGTGACAGGAAATAAAAACAGTAATGAACACAACCAAATAATGGAACTCATCCAAAGTGTCTGGGAGGATGATAGCTGGCTAGCGGATTAGGCCTAATAGATTGAATTCACCTACAAATAGCAAGCAATTTAAATAACATAAGGGCAGGGCAATTCCTGCCCTTATGCTTTTTAAAAAGATAAATATCCCAGCAGAGTTGTTCTTCATTTGTACTACTTCCCTAACAATGCTGTTTCATTGAGGCATTCCGCTGATTATTCGATCATAACTTTCCGATTTATTGACTATTTTCTGCAAAGAAAAGGAGAGTGTATGCAAATTATTGCACAACAAAATGAGACGGTTGATGCTTTGTGCTGGCGCCATTATGGTCAGACATTGGGTATGGCGGAGCGTGTATTGCTGGCCAATCCGGGACTTGCTGATTTTGGCGCGATATTGCCTCATGGAACGAAAGTTGAAATGCCGGACTTTATGCCTGCGGCCAGCAAACCCATGATCCAGCTTTGGGATTAAGGGGTATGAATGGATAAATACAGCCATGCAACTTATGCCTGCGCCAGCACGACCGCTATTTTTTCCGGTCTTTCTTTATATGAGTGGAGTTTCCTGCTGGGAGCATTCGCCAGCATTGCTCTCGGCATTCTGACTTATCGTCTCAATCGTCGTGAGCAAATGAAACGCACTTTGATCTTAAAAGAAATTCTGGAAAATCTGGAGGTAGATCCTGCGTCAAAATCAGCCAGTATTGTCAGCGAGCTGATAAGTCACGCACCAAAAGAGCTGTGATATGTATGCAGGATTTCAAAACTAAACTTAGTCGGTTGCTTATTGGTCTTATCATTGGTGGTGCCAGTTCTTCCGTCATTCTTTCCCAGTTCCTTGATGAGAAAGAGGGTAATCGACTTACAGCCTATCAGGATGCTGGTGGGGTTTGGACGATATGTCGGGGGGTGACGCGCATTGATGGTAAAGCGGTATATAAAGGAATGCAGTTGACCTCTGAACAATGTGAAGCCTTGAACCGGATTGAAGCTGATAAAGCGATTGATTGGGTAAAAAAGAATATCCACATCCCGCTGACTGAACCACAAATTGCAGGGATTGCCAGTTTTTGCCCGTATAACATCGGTCCCTCAAAGTGCTTTTCTTCCACATTTTATCGCAAGCTCAATGCCGGAGATAGAAAAGGTGCTTGTCAGGAGATTAAACGCTGGATTTATGATGGAGGGCATGATTGCCGAAAAACTAAAGGGCAGCCGAACGGCTGTTATGGGCAGGTCTTACGGCGTGATCAGGAATCTGAACTGGCTTGTTGGGGGCTGGAACAATGAAGAAAATACCTTTAATTGTCACTCTCGTAATTGGAGGATGTTTTGGCTGGTGGGGACACCGTTCACTGTTTCTTAGCGAAGTGGCAAACTTGAAGCAGCAACATTCTGCTCAAATCGCTGCTATCTACCAGAAAACAAGCCAGGAAACATTGTCTGCTATTCAACAAATGAAAGATGCACAGAACAGGGCCACCCAATTGGATGAATACTATTCTGGAAAATTAGCTTATGTTACTGAAAAAAATACCGCTTTGCGGGCTGATATTGCCGCTGGTCATCGTCGGGTGCAAATCGCCATCTCTAACCTTGCTACCTGTCAACTCACCCAAAACCGAAATACCAGCTCCTACAGCGTGGGCGATGGAACCCAAATCGAACTCACTGCAAAAGCTGGACGCACTATTTACGATATCCGAGCCGGGATCATCAGCGACCAAGCCAAATTAGATTACCTGCAACAGTATGTCCGTGAAGTTGTCCGGCAATGTAAGCCCTAGTCATTCCGCATGATTTAACAGAACTCCCTTACATGACCCCTAAAAGCCTTTTTTATTCTAGAAGAAGGCTTTTATTTTATTGATTTAATTTGATTTTATCTGTTGTTTTGTGTGTCTGTTCCTACAAGTCCAGTTTAATGTTTCACCTGCTTTTTCATGGCATTCTTACGTTATGAACACACAACTCACTGAACTGATGCGCTTATTGCGCAACCTGATCCGAACAGGCGTCATTACCCAGGTGGATACCACAAAGGGAATGTGCCGAGTCGCGACAGGCAACCTTGAAACCGACTGGCTGCACTGGTTGACATCCAGAGCGGGAAACTCCCGCACGTGGTGGGCGCCCAGTGTTGGTGAGCAGGTTTTATTACTGTCCATAGGCGGCGAACTGACCACCGCCTTTGTATTGCCAGCAATTTTTTCAGATGAGTTTCCGGCACCATCAACGTCTCCTGAAGCAACGCATATTAAGTTTCCGGATGGTGCAGTGATGGAATATGAACCGCAATCAGGCGCATTGACTGTGACTGGCATCAAAACCGCGACAGTGACTGCATCGGATTCCGTTCATATTACTGCGCCGGAAATTACCTGTGTTGCCAGCACCAGGATCACGCTGAATACACCGGAAGTCATCTGTACGCAGCTAATGAGCACGGGGAATCTGATCGTGCGCAACGGCGGCAAAATGACGGGCAATATTGAACACACCGGCGGCACATTCAGTTCCAACGGCGTGGTCGTGGATTCCCATAAACACACCGGTATTCGGTCAGGCGGTGACACATCAGGAGGCCCCGTATGATGTATCTGGGTATGAACCGACAGACAGGTAGGGAGCTGACCGATCTGGATCATGTCCGGCAATCTGTCAGCGATATTTTACTGACCTCTGTGGGTAGCCGTATTGCACGGCGAACTTACGGCTCTTTGCTGCCTGAGCTGATTGATTGGCCGCAAAACCCAGCGCTCAGGCTTCAGGTCATGGCGGCTAGTTATACCGCAATTAGCCGTTGGGAACCACGTGTGACGCTGACGTCAATCACGATGGAAACCCTACAGGACGGCAGAATGGTGGTGGATATCACGGGTACTTACCATCAATCCGCCAGAGAATTTTCACTTTCTATTCCGGTGAGCCATTCCCGGTGAGGCTATTTCTGAGAGGTAAGGTATGCCAACAATCGATTTAAGCCAGTTGCCACCACCGGATGTGGTTGAGCCACTGGATTACGAACAACTGCTAGAAGAGCGTAAAAGAGGGTTGATATCGCTTTATCCTGAAGAACAGAAGGATGCGATTGCACGAACTTTACAACTTGAATCTGAACCTTTGGTGAAGTTGCTGGAAGAGAACGTGTACCGCGAACTGCTTCTGCGCCAGCGAGTTAATGAAGCTGCACGTGCGGTAATGGTTGCTTATTCAACCGGTAGCGATCTGGATCAATTGGGTGCGAACAACAATGTATCCCGCATGGTTTTGCGTTCTGCGGATAATTCCACCATACCGCCGACACTGGCTGTCATGGAATCCGACAACGATTACCGCGTGCGTATTCCTCAAGCCTTTGAAGGTCTGAGCGTTGCAGGTCCGGTTGGGGCATATGAGTACCATGCCCGCAGTGCGGATGGTCGTGTCGCGGATGCTTCGGCTATCAGCCCGTCACCAGCCAACGTCACGGTAACAATCATGTCCCGTGAAGACAAAGGCGTGGCATCCAAAGAATTGCTGGAAATCGTTGAAAAAGCCCTGAACGACGAAAATGTACGTCCGGTAGCAGATCGCCTGAAAGTCCAGTCAGCGAACATCGTGGAATATGAAATTGATGCGGTGTTGTACATCTTCCCGACGCCGGAATCAGAACCTATCCGTAAGGCGGCTGAGCAAAAACTGAAACATTACGTCGAAGCACAGCATCGTTTGGGGCGTGACATTCGTTTGTCAGCGATTTATGCCGCATTGCATGTGGAAGGTGTCCAGCGTGTAGAACTGAAAGCCCCGCTGAAAGACGTTGTGCTGGATAAAACCCAGGCTTCTTACTGCACCAAGACCACATTGACGATGGGAGGTTCTGATGAGTGATCGCCTGCTGCCGATGGGCTCAACCCAGTTAGAACTTGCAGCGGCTAAAGCTTGTGCTGAGTTGCAGAAGATCAAAGTGCCATTACGGGAACTGTGGAATCCAGATACTTGTCCGGCATCGTTACTGCCTTATCTGGCATGGGCGTGGTCAGTGGATCGCTGGGACGAAAACTGGCCTGAGAGCACCAAAAGGGAAGTGATCAAAGGTTCGTTGTTCCTACACAAACACAAAGGAACGATTGGTGCAATTCGGCGGGTGGTTGAACCGTTGGGTTATCTCATCCGAGTACGGGAATGGTGGCAGACCAACGATGAGCCGGGCACTTTCCGGCTGGATATCGGCGTACTAGATAGTGGTATCACCCATGAAATGTTCGAAGAGCTGGAAAATTTGATTTTCGATGCCAAGCCAGTCAGCCGACATTTGATTGGATTGGATATCAACCTGGATACGCGTGGTGAATATCACTATTCGGCAGCGACTTACAGCGGTGACGAGCTGACAGTTTATCCCTATTTCCCGAAAGAAGTGACAGTATCCGGCTCAGAAATTGTGGGCGCGGGAGTACATATTATTGATGACATGAGGATTAGACCATGAGTACCAAATATTTTGCGCTGCTGACACAGTTGGGTGCAGATAAATTGGCAAATGCTGCGGCACTGGGTACTAAAATCGAAATTACCCATATGGCCGTTGGTGATGGTGGTGGCAGCCTGCCGACGCCAGACACTAAACAAACCAAATTGATTAATGAAAAACGTCGTGCAGCGATTAATACGCTGAGCATCGATCCGAAAAACACCAACCAAATCGTTGCAGAACAGGTTATTCCTGAAAATGAAGGTGGCTGGTGGATCCGTGAAATCGGCCTGTATGACAAAGATGGCATTCTGATTGCTGTTGGTAACTGTGCAGAAACCTACAAACCCCAATTGCAGGAAGGCTCCGGTCGTACACAAACGATCCGTATGATCTTGATTGTCAGCAGCGCTGATGCGGTGACTTTGAAAGTTGATCCGTCTGTGATCCTGGCAACACGTGAGTATGTAGATGATTCTATTAAGAAGCATGAGAATAGCCGTAACCATCCTGATGCGACGCTGAAAGAAAAGGGATTTGTGATCCTGAGCAGCGCGGTGGATAGCAATAGCGAAACTCATGCAGCAACACCGAAATCGGTAAAGGCGGCTTATGATTTGGCTAATGCGGCGGCTAATAATGCTAATACGCGTTTGGAGAAAAACAAAAATGGGGCAGATGTAGTCGATAAAGACACATTTAACCGTAATATTGGTTCGGCCAGAGCGTTTAGTGGTTCTATCAACACAGGTGGTGGTGTTTGGACAACCGAAGAATTCATTGCATGGTTGAAAAGTCAAGGTGCTTTTAACCATCCTTATTGGGTGTATAAAGGCTCATGGTGGTATGCTAACAATAAAAGAATTATTGATACAGGCTGTGGTTCAATCCATTTGGCAGGTGCTGTTGTGGAAGTCATGGGAATCGAAAGTGTGATGACGATCCGTGTTACAACAGCTCCTACATCGGTGGATGATTGTATTCCAAATGCACAATTTACCTATGGGAACCATGGTAAGGATTATCTACCAAGTTGGAGAAGAGACTATAACACTGCTAATAAACCAACTGCCAGTGAAGTCGGTGCGTATTCTAAAGACGAAACAGATGCTCGTGTAAATGCTGCTAACGAAAATGCTAATTCCCGCTTAGAAAAAAATAATAATGGTGCGGATATTCCAAACAAAGATGAGTTTGTAAAAAACCTCGGTTTAGTGGGAACGGTGGATTTAGCAAAAAACGCTTTGCAACGCAGCGGGGGAGAAGTCACCGGGGACATCATGATTTCAACTGACAGTGAGATAGGTTGGCGTAGAAATACGGATATGGCCGCTATTGGTTTTAAAAATATCGGTGATGGTGATACAGACTCCTATATGTGGTTTAAAACAGGAGATAATGGTAATGAATATTTCAAATGGCAGCATAGCCTTTCTGGGGGAGGAACCTCGGAATGGATGAGCCTGAAATCTGATAATCTTCGAATTAAGGGGCATCAGGTTTATCATGAAGGGTATAAGCCAACGGCTGAGGCAATTCAAGCAGAACCGCGTTTTAATAAAACGATAGACCTGACCGGCTTAAGCACTGACCGTTATTATCCGGTATGGTGGAGCTTTCCTTCCAATAATAACGGTGCTAATCCATGGTTAACTATTCACCGTAATTATGCGGAAGATAGAGAGAATAAAAACCCGTTTGGGAAAGAAACACACCTTGCAGGTTTGTTATTGCAAATTGAAGGTGGAGATGTTCTATGGGGAGGGGATGCCCAGTACCTGAATATTAAACGGATTAGCCAAACCTACCGTAAGACCGTCAAAAATATTCGTCGTGGAATGATGTGCATAGCAAGGCCTATTGATGGTAAGTTTCCGCTTTTATATAGTCTGAAATCTGGTGATATCACAGATTGTAGAGTGTTTAGTGGTTGTTATATACGTGGCGGTTTGACCTATCATGTGACAAGTAATTTTTCTAGTATTCATTATTCTCGTGAAGAAAATGAAATAGAAATAAGTAGGTGGTCAGATGGTTATGAGCTTAAGCAGGAAATTAAATGGATGGTGAAATCCTATGCCATTGATGACCCTCTGTTAGGAAAAGATTACGATGATTCTGTCCTGCCTTATGCTCATGATTATGCAGAAACTATTAATTTGGCAAAAAATTCCGTACCAAAATCAGCTATAGTACAAGAATCAGGAAACTCAGCTGAACAAATAATGAGTCAAAAAGCAGTCACTGATGCGTTAGCCAAATCAGTATCCATAGATTTACTATACCCTGTTGGAATTGTTTTATGGTTTGCACAAAATAAAAATCCCAACAATCTATTTCCCGGGACAACATGGAAGTATATTGGTGAAAATAGAACAGTTCGTCTGGCTGCTAGTAATGGATCAAATGTGTTATCAACAGGTGGTAATGATACTAAGCAGCTAACTATAAAACATATTCCAAAACATAGTCACTATTTTAGTGGGAATACAAATAGTACTGGAGGACATAATCATAATCGTGGGAATATGAACATTACTGGTTATCTGCCAAGTGTTATTGCTCATGGAAGTGATATTTTTGGAGGTGCTTTTGCTAGAAATGGCCAGAGTAAACCTGGTATAGAATATACAGATAGATGGGCAAACCTTACCACATTTGATGCATCCCGGACTTGGACTGGAAACACATCATGGAATGGAGAACATGCACATAATGTTAGTGGTAATACATCAGAAACTGGTAGTGGTGAAGGATTTGATGTTATTAATGCCTATATTATGTTAATGGGTTGGTACCGAACAAATTAGTTCATTCATGATAGCCTTAGTTTTCAAGCTAAGGCCTAACTTTTTTCAGCCAAGTACGAATGAATATTCTCCACAAAGCTAACTTTATTTGAATGATAATTGTACGTTTTCTATTTTCTATATCTAACTTCGTCAATGTATACTCTCTTTCTCCGATCGATGAATTTATCGATTGAGCAGAAGGATGAATTACTGGAGGGATAATTCCTTTCAATGTAATTACACCTTGTTCTTTGAAAAATTTCCATTCATCGGCAACAAATCTAACAGGTTGTAAATAATGATATAATTTCTTGGCTGCGGATAGATTTAAAACATATCCAAAAGCACATGCGGCATCAATTACATTGACTATATTATAGTTTTCTATCAATGGTTTTTTAAATGATTCGAAATATTCATTAGTATTATTTAATAAAAAAACATAAGGTTTTGAACTTAATAACAAGGGATGATTATCTAAATACGACAATATAGTAATTAAACTTTCATCAAAAAGTACATCATCTTCTAATACTAAAGCAACAGGTATACTGCTATCGATCATTCTCTTATACACTTTTATATGGCTCATTGAACAACCAACTTCACCAAGAGTGAGGGCTAAGTCATCAAAATCAGGGCATGAATTTATCAGCTGCTCATTGGTTAATTCTTTTCCGTATACTGCTGTTATGAACTCAGCACTAAGATTCACTTTTTGCAACTGCTTTTGCATTGATTTTCTGCGTTCTATATCTTTTTCTAAATTGATGACAAAAATCTTCATAGGACACCATGTTGAATTTTATTTAATGTGACATACTAACACAGATTATTCTAAATAAAACAGTCAGATAATCTACAGCCACATAATTTTTCACAATGGAAATTCCCTCTCTGTTAGGTGTCGTTGACATTTTATAAGGAATTATTGAATAACATGATAATTTGGTATCGTTTTCGCTAAAAAAATAACCAGACATTTTATGCTGATAACTGGTGTTAGGAGATACACGACAGAATAAACTATCTTGCATTTATGTAACATACTGATGTAGAAATATATTTCTAAATATTCTAAGTTTCAGACTGAAAATTTAAGATACCTACAAACAGAAAATTATAAATAAATTTTATGTTTATAGCTTTCCAGTGACATAATGATCCATGGTTTTATCACCATTTAAATTCTGATTATGACTAAACGTCGGTTTAGTGGGAACGGCTAAAATGCCAATTGGTACTACTGCTAACACCTTGATGGCTGGTAACGATGCGCGGGTTGTACATATGTATTCCAGTTACATGAACGAACATACCTCACTAGCTGTTAATAAAAATGCATCTTTAACAGACCTTGCAGGTTCTGAAGGTCGGCAGCTTCCTGTGGGGATGAGCATTCATGCTGATGGAAAATTCTGGGATATATTTGACGTTGAGTTCACAAGAATAATAACAGGCATTGAACCAGAAAATCGCCCTCCATTAGCTCGAGAGCTTTTACAATATATGAAAATGGATGAGTTATATTTTCATGGCGATTTCAATATCATGAAACTAACAGCTAAAAAGTCAGTTGATAAATTGGATAGTTATATTTTTTCCATCCCAAATCAGCGTGTCCAAACTGGCTGTTTTATGAGTTTTGTTGTTTATCATAAAGTAATAGGTAGTGCAAATTGGAGGTGGTGTAATAACTCAATAAAGGGAAAATGGAATCAACACACCTCTCATTTATATACTAATAATTTTCCAGGTAAGTATAGTCACATTGATTTCTGGGTAGGTATCGAGGGCATCAAGGTAGAAGATGAACTATATATTGCCCTGCCACAAATTGTGACTGGAAAATGGAATCCAAATAATTTGTGCCCACAGCTTTTTAATATTGGTTCTGGACTTGGTTCATAACATAGGAATTCATACATGAAAACATTATATAAAATCGGAATAAATAATGATTATAATTCTGGTCATATTGTCACCTCAAGAGGTCTAGAACCCGCAGTAGTAGTGCATACAAGGACCTTGATCCGTAAACAAATTGATAGTTTATCTGAGCCTGCTGTTCGTGAAGGTATATTATCGGACATCTTAGGATTATTATTAGTTCATTTTTCTAACTTAATTATAAAACTAACAAAAATAAAAACATTAGAAGATATTAAATCTATATCTCAACCATCAGCAGAAATTTTCGTCGCGATTGATGAAGCCATTAAAGATGGCTCATTGATTCTACCTTATATGGTTAAATCTGATGGAATTGCTAAATCCTTTTCTGATATGAAAGATTTGTCAAATAGTATTTCAAATATATTGATGAATGCTCAAAAAAAAGAAAAATAATTACAGGGGCATTATGCCCCTTAATTATTATAGTCGTTTAGAAAATTCTCTTTATTTTTGATTCCAGATAGAATCTTCTGGCATCTGTACACGAACATCTAATCGGCAACCCACCGGTATATCACAAGGTTCTCCATCGGTATAAAATACTTTTTCACCTTCTACGATTTCTTTTATTCTCCAATTTTGGAATTTTTCAGGTAAATGTGAATGTTGGCGATGGAAAATTTCAATTGTAATACCTCCATCTTTTTTTACCTTATCATCAATGTAAATCAGCTCAAGCCCATTATTATCCTTTGGTGATGATATACCTCCATATACTCCCCATGCTTTATCCGAGTTAAAACCCAATACCCCAGAAATTTTATATTGGCCGATACTAAGTTTGGTAACAGTTACACCTTCTGATTCATTATTAGTTATGCATGTTCCATCAGAATAAATTTCCACTATTGGAGAAGATACTCTAAGACAGCCACTATTATCTGGCTTAGCATTCATAGTGTCCCAGAATTTACGAGTAACTATTTCACCTTTATTGATATGATCAGTACGGTATGTATCTCCTCCATGTATGAAAATCAATCTATGACTCCATACTTGATCCCTCCCCTCACTTGATGCTCCACTTACGTTGCTAAATCTTAATTGAACACCAAATACATCAAATGGTAAGTTATATTTTTCTAGGAATGAGGCTTTAGGCGCAAATCCAGAATAACCATTATAAATATTTTCCCATCCATCCAAATATGTGAGGCGCATTGCATCATTAATTGAAACCGCATCTATAACATCAGCTACTGTAGGCTTGTTCGCAGAACTATATTGAACAAGCCAATCATAATATTCTTTATTCGGATACCATGACTGACGAACAGCAATGTGCCCAATATGAGACATATATAATTGTGAAGTACACGAATGACTCACAGTCACAATCATCATGCCATAGCCGTAAATTGGATTTCCATTTACTTTAGGGAAATCTGATACTGTCTCAGGTTTATCAATAGCAATATTATATATTCCTGGTGTATTACAGCTTGCAAATGTTCCACCATTACCCACTTCTCTAACAATAGATTTAGACAATGCTCCAGCGGCTAGATCCACGGTTTCTGTTAAACCGAGGTTTCTTACAATCTTTGGATCCTTATGATCCTAGCTAGGATCCAATCTCCTATCCCCTGAAAACCAATAAGCAGAGGTGAAAATGGCCCAATTTAGCTTGTCAAAAAATAACCAAAAGCTCGAATTACTTGAAATAATACTTAATGGAATAAATTTTGAACTAATTTTGAGTTAAAAATAGACTTAAAAAGGTCATTATTTAATCATTAAAAGGCCGCTCTCACCAAAAACTACTAATTTCTCTCTACCCACCAAAAAACAAATCAAATATAAAATTAACATATTGATTATTAATAAAAATATTAATCTAGATTTGTACCTTTCCCCACACACAGCCAATCGAATGATTTCCCCCGTCCAATCCGCCAATATATCAGCACACCTTAACAGGAGAGAACGCTAATATGGCACAAGATTATCATCACGGAGTCCGTGTACAGGAAATTAACGAAGGTACTCGTACCATCACTACCGTTAGCACCGCTATCGTAGGTATGGTTTGTACTGCTCCTGACGCAGACGAAAAAACATTTCCATTAAATACTCCAGTCCTGATCACTGACGTTATGACCGCCAGTGGTAAAGCTGGAAAAAAAGGCACTTTGTCCACATCACTAAAAGCAATTGCTGCTCAGGCTCTGCCTGTGACGGTGGTTGTTCGTGTGGCTGAGGGAGAATCTGAAGAAGTAACCATTTCTAACATCATCGGTGGTGTCACTGACGCAGGTAAGAAAACCGGTATGCAGGCACTGTTGGCAGCACAAAGCCAACTCGGTGTTAAACCACGCATTCTGGGTGTTCCAGGTCTGGACTCAAAAGCAGTTGCTGTTGAACTGGCAAGTGTTGCTCAGAAACTGAAAGCAATGGCATATGTCAGCGCTTATGGCTGCAAAAATATCTCCGAAGTTATCAAATATCGCGGCAACTTCAATCAGCGTGAGCTGATGCTGATTTGGCCTGATTTACTGAGCTGGGATACTGTCACCAATAGCGAAGCTATCGCGTTTGCAACCGCTCGTGCTTTGGGCCTGCGCGCCAAAATCGACGAAGAGACAGGCTGGCACAAAACACTGTCCAACGTTGGTGTCAACGGTGTGACGGGTCTGTCTGCTGATGTCTTCTGGGATCTGCAAGATACTGCGACTGACGCTAATCTGCTGAACAAAAGTGGCGTCACTACACTGATACGCAAAAACGGTTTCCGTTTCTGGGGTTCTCGTACTTGTGCAGATGATCCACTGTTCCAGTTCGAAAGCTACACCCGTACCGCTCAGGTTCTGGCTGATACGATGGCTGAAGCGCACATGTGGGCAATTGATAAACCACTGACCCCATCGCTGGTACGCGACATTCTCGAAGGTATCAATGCTAAGTTCCGCGAACTGAAAGCCGGTGGCTACATCATCGATGGCCGCTGCTGGTATGACGATAAAGCCAACGATAAAGACACCCTGAAAGCAGGCAAACTGACCATCGATTACGACTATACACCTGTACCACCACTGGAAAACATGATGTTACGCCAGCGCATTACAGATAGTTACCTGATGGATTTCGCAAAAAGTATCAATAAATAAGGGGCTAACTGATGGCATTACCTCGCAAACTTAAGTACCTGAACTTGTTCAATGATGGCAACAATTATCAGGGTATTGTGGAAGAGCTAACTCTTCCTAAGCTGAGCCGCAAACTGGAAGCCTACCGAGGCGCCGGTATGAACGGCAGTGCAATGGTTGATCTGGGTCTGGATGAAGGCGCACTGGATGCGGAATTCACTCTGGGTGGCGTTGAAGCTCAACTGTACAAACAGTGGGGCATCGCACAAGTTGATGGTGTTATGTTGCGCTTTGCTGGCTCTTTTGAGCGCGAAGACACGGGTGACGTGGTTGCAGTTGAAGTTGTTATGCGTGGCCGTTTCCAGGAATTCGATCACGGTACTTATAAACAAGGCGACAACACTCAAACCAAAATTACCGCTAAAAATACTTATTTCAAACTGACTTGGAATGGTGAAGAACTGATTGAAATCGACACCGTCAACATGGTTGAGAAAGTGGGCGGAGAAGATCGCCTGGCGCAGCATCGCCGCGCTATCGGTCTTTTTTAATCACTCTTTTATTAACAAATTTAAAACTTATTTCCTGTCTCAATCAGCATATCGCGGCTGAGACAGGTTTTTACTCGGATAAACAAGGTTGAATTATGACTGAAGCACTGAAAACTCAAGATGAAGATCTGCGCACAATCGAATTGGAAGCTCCACTGGCGCGAGGCAACGGAAAAATCACAGAAGTGACGGTACGTAAACCTACCAGTGGCGCGTTGCGCGGTGCTCGTTTACAGGCACTGCTGGAAATGGATGTGGATTCTATGTTGCTGGTTCTGCCACGTGTTACCACTCCTGCATTGACCAAAAATGACCTGATTATGATGTCACCTGGTGATCTGATTAATCTCAGTGTGGAGGTGGTCAATTTTTTGTTGCCGAAGTCGGTCAAGTCCGATTCCCAGAACGATTAACCGTTGATGAACTGGTGGCAGATATTGCCACCGTTTTTCACTGGACTCCGGCAGACACAGATGAAATGTTATTGTCGGAATTATTGGACTGGCGACATCGGGCCATTTTAAGAAGTGGTGCAGAAAATGAGTAATATACAGTCACAGCTTAACAAGGTACTGAGTACTGTTGGTAAGCTGACCAGTTCCTTTAAATCTTTTCAACAGCATCAGAAAAAACTGGTAGGTTCAGTAGATAAAATTTATAACCAGTTTAAAAAACTCAATAAGAGTGTTGAAAAATTAAAACCCATTATAGGTTATGCGCAGGAAACTGCGCGTATGCGGGCCGAACTTAAGGCCTATAATCAAACAATTAAACAATCTTTTTCTGTGCGGCAAAATTCCCCAAAAGTGATACAGGTAAATGCCGCCAGCCAATCAGCTAATGTGGTCCAAATGACCCAGAATGTCCAACAGGAAAATTCATCCAGTAAAAAAAATGAATTTAATCTTGGTGTGACAGGCAATATGACTAACAATTTTAAATTGTTAGATAAATTGGTCATTAATATTAATCCTCAGATAACTATTTTATTTGGCATGCTGAATAAAATTAATGGGGTTTTGAATTTAACTGCTGGTTTTGTAAAAGTCACATTCCAAACATTAATTAGTCATATACAAATATTTGGTAATATCGGTATAAAAGCATTTGACACGTTAAGAATCAGATTAAATATATTTTCCTTGCTGGGGATTCAGGCATTTGTCGAATTAAGGGCCAGTCTGAACTTCTTTGTACAATTGGGTATTCGGGCTTTTGTCGCGCTAAGAACGAGCTTGCGCTTTTTTGTGCAATTGGGCCTGCAGGCATTTGTCGAATTAAGGGCCAGTCTGAACTTTTTTGTGCAACTGGGTATTCGGGCTTTTGTCGCGCTAAGAACGAGCTTGCGCTTTTTCGTGCAATTGGGCCTGCAGGCATTTGTCGAATTAAGGGCCAGTCTGAACTTCTTTGCGCAGTTGGGAGTTAGTGCTTTTATCGAACTAAAAGCCAGTCTGAATATTTTTGCGCAGTTTGGCATTCAGATTTTTGTTGATCTGAGAGTTAGTCTGAATAAATTTGCGGAATTGGGCCGCCAGGCACTGGATACATTAAAGACCAGCTTGAATACTTTTGCGCAGTTGGGCATTAAGGCTTTGGAGACGCTGAGATCCAGCCTGAATAGGTTTGCAGAATTAGGTAGCCATGCACTGGAAACATTAAAGACCAGCTTGAATGCGTTTGTACAGTTAGGGACTCAGGCTCTGAATAAATTAACATATCCTTTAGATATGTTTGTCCAGTTAGGGATCAAAGCCTTTGAAGAGCTAAAAGCCAGCCTCAATTTCTTTGCTCAATTAGGTATTCAGGCATTGGATAAATTGAAATCCAGCTTGGATACATTTGTGCAGTTGGGACTTAAAGCCTTTGAGGAATTAAAAGCTAGCCTGAACTTTTTTGCACAATTAGGCGTTCAAGCGCTGGATAAATTAAAATCCACACTGGATGCATTTGTGCAGTTGGGGGTTCAGGCGCTGAATAAATTAACGGCCCCACTGGATATATTTGCACAACTGGGTACTCAGGCTGTGGATAAATTAAAATCCACACTGGATGCATTTGTGCAGTTGGGGGTTCAGGCACTGAATAAATTAACAGCCCCACTGGATATATTTGCACAACTGGGTACTCAGGCGTTGGATAAATTAAAATCCACACTGGATGCGTTTGTGCAGTTAGGGGTTCAGGCGCTGAATAAATTAACATCTCCGCTGGATATATTCGCTAAATTGGGTATGCAGGCTCTGGAAGAATTAAAAGCCAGCCTCAATTTCTTTGCACAGCTAGGAGTTCAGGCACTGGATAAATTGAAATCCAGTCTGGATATATTTACCCAGATTGGGGTTCAGGGACTGGAAGAATTAAGAGCCAATCTGAATAGATTTGCGCAAGTCGGTATTCAGGCTATGGAGAATTTAAGAGATGGCTTGAAGGCATTCGCACAATTCGGAACCGAGGCTTTGGAAGCACTAAGAGCTGCCATGGATTTTTTTGGTAAAACCGGGGATAAGGTTTTTGGCTCACTTAATAATGGTGTTGATTTGCTATCTAACAAAGGTAATAAGGATACTTTTGGAAAACAAAGAAGAGGCTTAGGTGCATTAGGGAATATTGGTCAAAAAGTTTTTGGTGTTTTGGGTAATGGCATAAATATTCTGGCAAGTGTTGGTGTAAAAGGCCTGTCTTTTTTAAGTGGTGCTTTCAGCGTGTTAGGTAAGGCAATACTGTTTATTGGCCGGGCTATGATGGCAAACCCAATTTTTGCTGTTATTGGTGTTATCGCAATGGCTGCTATTTATATTTGGCAGAATTGGGAATCATTAGGGCCAAAATTCACTGCTTTATGGGATGGTGTAAAAAATATCTTTGGTATTGCTTGGGAAGGAATTAAAAACCTTGTCAGTACGGCGTGGGAAGGTATTAAGAATTATTTCATGAGTGGTGGGTTAATCGGCATTATTTACCAAAACTGGGACACCATTAAACAAAGTGCCTCAGAAGCCTGGGAGTTTGTTAAGACGATAATAAGTGGGGCTTGGGAATCTGTTAAACAGAGTACATCTGAAATCTGGGAGAGCGTTAAAAAATCAATTTCAGATAAATGGAATGAAATTGTTGCTGATGTTCAGGCTATTCCTGAAAAATTAAAAACGGCTGGGTCAGAAATGATCGATAGTTTGCTGGTTGGTATTCAAGAGAAATGGGAAAACCTGAAAAGTAAGTTTTCCTCAATTACAGATTTTTTTAAATCGTGGTGGTCTGGCGATGATAAAAAGGAAATTGCTGTAAAAACATCGCAGGAAATTACTAAGAACGACACAATACAACAAGCGGCACAAATTACTAAAAGCGACACAACACAACAAGCGGCACAAATTACTCAGCACGATTCAGGAGGATTTATTCCAGCCGGGAAGCTAGGCCTCGTGGGTGAATATGGTCCTGAAATTATCAACGGTCCTGCCAATGTTACCAGTAGAAAAAATACTGCAAAACTGGCTGCTTTGGGGCTTGCCGTCAGCTCAATGTCATTGCCTGCTGCGGCGCAGGATGCCCCGTTGCACGCACAAAGTTTACCTGCTCATGCTTATGAGGAAGTTCAGGCAAAATGGGAGCGGAGCCAGCCACAGCAATACAGTGGCGCAACACCGCAATATAACATCTATGTCTATGGCTCTCAGGGACAGTCCGCTCAGGATATCGCCCGTATGGTCAGACAGGAACTGGAACAACGAGAACGTATGCATCAGGCCCGTATGCGTAGCTCACTTTCTGACAGAGGAGAAGATTTCTTATGATGGCTGCACTTGGTTTATTTGTTTTTATGTTGAAAACCACGCCATACCAAAATTTTCAGCATAAACAAAGCTGGAGACATGCCTTTAATAGCCGTGTGGGAGCACGGCCTGCATGGCAGTTTGTTGGCTCAGATAACGATACGATAACGTTATCGGGAGAACTTTATCCTGAGCTGACCGGTGGTTCACTTTCACTGACTGCATTGAAATTGATGGCAGATAGTGGCAAAGCTTGGTCTTTCATTGATGGCAGTGGTTCAATTTACGGCATGTTTGTTATCGAAAGCATTGATGAGACAAAAACGGAGTTTATGTCAGACGGGGCGCCCCGCAAGATTAGCTTTACGCTGACTTTACGGCGGGTAGACAACAATCTGTTTGAGATGTTGGGTGATTTGCAGGATCAGCTATCTGACATCAAGGATAATCTATCTAAATCGCTGAATAAGCTTTCTGAGCTTAAAAAGCGGATCAATGGATAAAGTTAAGGAAGTATTCTCATGATAGATTTCAGTCAATTGACACCAAGCACGGATTGGATTCCCAAATTTGATTTGATTATTGGGAAAGCGGGGGCGCCAGCTTTTCGGTTGGAAACCAATAACAAAGATATCACAGGAAAAATTCAGTCGCGTTTAATGTCATTAACACTGACAGATAACCGTGGTTTGGAGTCAGATCAGCTCGATATTGAATTGGATGATGCGGATCACAAACTTATTTTTCCTTCCCGAGGCGATATTTTGACATTGGAACTGGGGTGGCATGGCCACACTTTAACGCCAAAGGGAAAATATGTCGTTGATGAAATTGAACATTCAGGTGCACCTGACCGATTGACTATCCGTGCTCGTAGCGCGGACTTTCGTGGTGATCTGAACGTCAAGCGCGAAGCTTCTTATCATAAACTCACGTTAGAGAACATTGTCAGTACGATTGCTACGAGAAACCAACTGAAATTTCAAGTCAGTAAGGAATTGAAAGGGATCTCTGTGCATATTGATCAAACTAATGAATCTGATGTGAGCTTTTTAACGCGGGTGGCTAAGCAGGAAGGAGCGATTGTTTCAGTTAAAAATGGCGAATTGTTGTTTATTTGTCAGGGAAAAAATAAGACTGTAAGTGGTACACCTATTACTCCTGTTGTGATTACTCGTGAATCAGGGGATAGCCATCGATTCTCTCTGTCTGATCGTGAAGCTTATACTGGTGTGACTGCTCAATGGTGGGACACAGGTACAGCGTCTAAACAGACAGTAACATATCAACGACAGGAGTCGAAAAACACAAAAGTTGATGTCTCCGTTCACTATGAAAGCAGCAAAACTAAGTCATCAACTAAAAATCATTCTCAGTTAAGCAATAAGCCTTCTAAACATAATGATTCATCTAAACATAAGGATAGAGAAAAACTAAAAAATAAAAATTCGGGTGCTATTGACTTGTCGAAAAAAAATCCTAAACCGAAAAAAGGGAAAAAATCTCCTTATGATAAGACTCGTCATACAGGAGGAAATCGGCATGATAAAAATATCCGTAGAGATGAAAGTCATTCCTATGAGGAACAGCAAGAATCTGTGCATGAATCTCATCAAACAACAACGACACAACAACAAACACAAGAATATTTGCAGGGAACAGCGGAGAATATACTGACACTTTCGCGGGTCTATCACAACAAAGCAGATGCAGAACGTGCTGCCAAAGCAGCCTGGGAAAAAATTCAACGAGGTACAGCGCAGTTTTCTATCACTTTGGCTAGAGGACGTGCTGACATCTATCCTGAAACACCTGTTCAGATTAGAGGGTTTAAACCACAGATAGATGGAACTGATTGGACGATAGTTAAAGTGACTCACAATCTCAATGACAGTGGTTTCACAACATCTTTAGATCTTGAGATTAAGCTTGATGAAATAGAAATCAAACCAGAGGATACCAAAATAAACACTTGATCTCAATATGAGAACTTTGGTATATTGTTCACCAGACGAGATGGTATTATTTCATTAAAAACAATGCTTTCAAGAAAGGTGAACAATTATGATTAAGTGTCCTCTGTGTGGTCAGTCAGCGCATACTCGTAGCAGCTTCGAGCATTCCAGCCAAACAAAGGAGCGTTATAACCAATGCCAGAATATCAATTGTGGGGCAACGTTCGTCAGCCATGAAACGTTTGTGCGCTTTATCTCTAAGCCGGGGGAAGTTGAAAGTGTTACGCCACATCCAAGGGTAAAAACGAAAAGACAACCTCGCCAGAAAGCTATTGCACAATCCGCTGTAAACCAATAA